GACACCGGCACGCTCGAAGTCGAGTTTCGCTCCGGGCACCTGTATCAGTACGAGGGGGTGAGCGAGGCCGAGTACCGCACGCTGTTGGGCGCCTCCTCGGTCGGCAAGCTGCTCAACGAGAACATCATCGGCAGGTTCCCCGAACAGCGCCTCAAATGATCGACTTCGACCCGCTGCGCTTCGAGGCGTTCTGCGCGAAGCTCAGGATCGATACCAAGGAATTCGGCCGCGTGCCGCTGCTCTTCATGGGCAGCCAGCGTTACCTGATCGAGCAGATCAAGATCGGCCTGGATCAAAACATTCACGCCTTCGTGATCCTGAAGGGGCGGCAGATGGGCATTTCGACCGTCACGCTGGCGCTCGATATGTATTGGCTGTTCAAGTATCAGGGCCTGCAGGGCGCGGTGGTCACCGACAACGACGAGAACCGCGAGCTGTTCCGCTCCTACCTGTCGCAATACATCGAATCCCTGCCCGCCGCCTCGCGCGCACCGATCGAGCGGCACAACCGCGCGCAAATCGTCTTCAAGAACAACAGCCGCCTGATGTACATGGTCGCGGGCGAGAAGAAGAAGGGCGGCCTCGGCCGCGCCAAAGCGGTCAACATGCTGCACGCCACCGAGTGCTCGAGCTGGGGGGATGAGGAGGGTTTCATGTCGCTGATGAATTCGCTGGCGCAGAAGAACCCGAATCGCCTCTACATCTTCGAGTCGACGGCGCGCGGCTACAACATGTTCTACCAGACCTGGGAGACGGCGAAGAAGTCCGAGACCCAGATGGCGATCTTTATCGGCTGGTGGCGCAATGAACTGTACGCCTGGCCGGAAGGCTCTTCGCAGTTCGATACCTATTGGGACGGCGTGCCGACCTCCGATGAGCGCGTCTGGATCGGTGAGGTCTATGCCAAGTACGGACATGAAATCACTCCACAGCAATTAACGTGGTGGCGCTGGTACTGCACCGAGCAGATGAAGGGCGATGAAATGATGGCGATGCAGGAGATGCCGCCGACCGAGGACTACGCGTTCCAACTGTCGGGCAGCAAGTTCTTCAGCGCCGAGCGCGTCAACATGAACTATCAGCGCGCGCTTGGAATACCGTGCCTCTACTTCAAGTACCAGTTCGGCCTCAACTTCGAGGATACGTTGTTCGTTGAGGCGACCGAGGACACCGCGGACGTCACCATCTGGGAGACGCCGGTACAGGCGAAGAAGGCCGGCGATCGGTCAGGCTCCTACGTGCTCGGCGCCGATCCCGCCTACGGCTCCTCCGAATGGGCCGATGAATTTGCTGCCTGCATGCTGCGCTGCTATGCGGATCGGGTAGTGCAGGTGGCTGAACTCGGCACGCCCAACTGGACCGAGCAGCAGTTCGCTTGGGCTCTCGCCCACCTCTGCGGTTGGTACGGCGACTGCATGCTGAATCTCGAGATGCAGGGCCCGGGCGGAGCGGTGTACAACGAACTCTGGAACTTAAAAGCGCGCGCTGCCACCATTGCGCCGGGTGACCCGCGCGCCGGCGCGTTCGATGTGATCGGCCGCATTCGCGACTATCTGTTCAAGCGGCAGGACTCGATCCACGCCAATTTCGCCTATCAGTGGCAGACCAACCCCAAAGAGAAGATCCGCATGATGTCGACCTTGCGCTCCTACTTCGAGCGCGAAATCGTCGAGATCAACTCCCCGGCTTGTCTGCAGCAGTTCAGGAACATTCACCGCCAAGGCGATCAAATCGGCGGCGAGGGCCGCGCTAAGGACGATCGGGTGATCGCACTCGCGATCGGCGTGGTGGCGTGGAACGACTGGATCATGGCGGAAATGTCAGCGAACGGGCGCACCTACGCGCGCGAGAACCGCCCGCAGGAGACGCCGCGGGCGATCACCGTGCTCGAAAACTCGGTTATCAAGTTCCTGAATCGCAACCATGTCAAAGTCCCCGGGGTTAACTGAACCGCTGTCAGCCGCCGAGATCCGCCGCCGCATGACCCTGGTGCGCGCCGAGTCCGTGCACCTGCGCGACACCTTGCCGCCCGACAACCCGCACAACCGGGTTTTGCGCGTGATCGACATTGCGCGCTATATTGGCGTGTCCGCCGCCTGGCTGCGCATGCAAACGACGGGCAACAGTGTCTATCACACCATGCAGGAGTCGCGGCAGTTGGAGCTCTCGCGCTTCTTTCAGGGGTGGGATCAGGGCACGCTCATCAAAGCGAGGGTCGGCAATGCCTGGCAAATCGTTAACCGTGCGACACTGGCGCAAATGGCTGCCGCGCCGGGCTCGCCGGGGAAGGTGCACCAGTGCGTCATCGACCTTCAAACCTTGGGATTGCGGGTGAAATAATGGCTGTGATGCGCGAGTGGGTGTGTTTGCTGCACGGCGAATTCGAGGGTACGCATCCGATTTGCCCCGCGTCGCGCTGCAATTCCAAAGCCGTCACCCAGGAGTTTCGCACCCCCGTTGGCATTCGCAGCGCTTACTTAAAGCGCCACGATGCTGGCATCCGCAAGTCCGCCGACATGTACCAGATCGCTGATTTCAAGACTGCCAAGCCGGGCGAAGTGAGCTTTGCGGGCCGCGCGGATCCGACTCTCGGCCAAAAAGTGCTGTGGGGCAACGAGTGTCAGAAGGTGTTGGGCCATAACTTCGCCGAACTCTCGCAAGTGGCCGCCCGGCCGCTCTGCGTCCCCACCAAGGATGGGCGCCTGTTGACGCTCACCCGCAACAACGGCATGGCCGAAGCCGCCGAATCCGCCGGAGTCACGCGCCGCGCGGTACCCAGGGCCGGCGAAATCACCGGCGCGCGCGCCGAGAAGGGCAGCAAGGCCGCCGCGCAGGCGCTTGCATGAAAATCCCGAAGGATCTGCTCGAGCGGCACCTGCTCTGCGCCGAGTTGATCCGCCAATGCACCGCCTCGCGCACCGATCGGTTCAACTTCTATCAGACACTGCGCAACTATTACCTCTTTGGCAGCTCGGATAACCGCGGCGCTCCCTATAACAAGATCGGCAGCACCGTCGACACGCTCTCGAGCTTCATCTACTCACCCGACACCTTAAGGTTTTCCCTGCATTTGGGCACCGAGGCCGATATTGACGACATCGCCAAGGCGGTGCCGCTGGCGCGCGAGGTCTCGGAGCAATGGCGCATGTCGAAAATCCACCTAATGTTCGGCATCGGCGTGCGTTGGGCGAATGTGTTCGGCTGCATGCTGATGAAAACTCGCTGGTACGCGAAGCTCGTCAAGGGCGCGCTGGTCGAGCCGCACCAATTCGGCGTGTTGCGTGAGGATGTGGTCGAACTCGACGATCAAGAAGCCTTCACGCACCACTACACCATCACGAAGTCGCAGCTCGAGGCGAATCTCGAGGGCAATCCGCGCAAAGCCTCGATCATGCTGCGCGTCGGCCGCTCCTCCTCCGATCAACTGCCGCCGATGTCGTCGGGTTTGTCGCGGCTCATCATCGGCAGTCCCGTCGGCGGCGTGCCGGGCAGTATCGCAACGCCGGGGCAGCAATCCGCCTTCAGCGGCGGTGCGGGTGGCGCCGGCATGGGCCCCACCTACGACTACGGCGCCAAGGTCGAAGTCGATTTGATCGACATGTGCGATCTTTATGTCTGGGACGATGACGCGGACGATTACCAGGTGATCACGCGCGCCGCGCCGGATGTGACGATCTATGATCGGCCGAACGACTGGTTGGGTCACGCCAAAGGCATCGCGCCGTTCTCGGTGATTCGCCCCGAGTACAACCTATACGACTATTTTTGGGGTGCGTCGTTTGTCGCGCGCCTGACCCAGCTGCAGGACTGGCGCACCGAGCGGCAGGCGCAGATCCGCCTGCTGTTGAGCAAGCAGGCCGATCCGCCGCTCTCTTTGACGGGTGCGATCGGCATTCAGGAGGAAAAACTGCTCGCGTTTGGCGCCGCCGGCGGACGCTTGAGCTTTACCAACCCCACCGGCAAAGCGGATTTTCATCCGCCGCAGATGCCCACTGATATTTTCGTCGAACTCTCGCAAATCGATGCGATGTTCGACGATCAGGCGGGCTTGGGTCACGTGTTGCAGGGCAAGGGCGAGCCGGGCGTGAGAAGTCGCGGCCAGGCGGACCTGATGGCAAGGCTCGGCAGCTCCCGGCCTAAAGAACGCGCGATTGCGGTGGAGGAATCGGCCGAGGATGTCGCGTACAAGATGCTGCGCTTGGTGCAGGATCACTCCGAGCAGCGCTTTCAGTGCAGCGTGACGACGCCGGCGGGCTCCAAGGAACTGTCCTTCATCGCCGAACAGTTCACCAAGGACTTCGAGGTCAAGGTGGATGCCCATTCCTCGTCCCCAATCTTCGTCGAAGATCGCAAACACGATGCCATCACGCTCTTGGAAGCCAAGGCGATCAGCCGCGCGACGCTCCTCGACATGTTCGATCCGCCCAACCTGCAGGAATTGCAGGAGCAGTTGAAGTCCATTGAAAAGGCGGAACTCGAAGCGAAGAAATTGGAGATGCAAATGGGCCTGCAGGGCGAGAAACCCAAAAAAGGCAAGCACTAGCATTCCCCGCGCGCGCGGGAGTACACTTGAACGTGACCCGTGGTATGGCTGCTCCACGTGAAAAGTGGCCGCTCTGATAAGGAGACTCGCATGGCCCGTCGGCATCGTCGTCACAAGCGGAAATAGGGCCCATGGCCCTTCCCATCCCCCAGCGCGGGGGCTACAAACCGCGTCGCGGCAAACGCAGCAAACGCAAGTCGCGGCGTCCTTAAATGTCCGTCAACCCTGAACTGATGCAACGCATGATGTCGGGCGGCGGAGGACCGGGCGGTCCTCCCGCCCCCGGCGCCGGTGCGCAGCCGCCGCAAGCCGGCGGGCCGCAAGGCGCTCCCGGTGCGGGTGCCGCGGCAACGGGTGCCGCCGGAGCCCAAGCGCCGGCCGCCGCGCCGATGTCTACTCCTCAGGATAAGCGCGGGGTGAAAGCCGCCGCGATGACCAATATCCACATCGGGGTCAACATGCTGGAGGAGGCGTTGCCGGCGTTCGGCAGCGAGTCCAAAGAGGGCGGCGCCATCATCAAGGCCCTGAACTTACTTGCGCCGTTGCTCGCCAAGAAGGATACTTCCGACCTAGTGCCCGCCGAAATCTTGCAAATGGTCAAGCGGTTACCCCAAATGGGCGGTGGCACGCAGGTGCAGCAACAGATCATGAAGCAGATGGCACAAGCGAAACAGCAACCGGCACCGGCCGCGTGAGGATGTATGGCAACTCGTTATCTTGAACCTTCGACTACCGGCCTGCGCAAGCCGACCGACGCCGCCAAAGAGAACGGCCAGATCATCAATCCGCCGCGCTTTGCCGAACATGGCGGTCTGACTGGCCCAAGCAAGGTCGCGCAGAAGAATCCGTTCCACATCAGTAAACCGGGCGGGGGCCGCGCCTAATGCCCGGCAAGACGCTCGAAGACATGACGGTGGACGAGCTTTTGGCGCACGCCAAGTCGTTGGAGCCGAAGGCGTCATTCTTTGATGCCATCAACAAGAATCCCGAGACGCGCGAGACCACCTTGCGCATGTTGAAGAAGGTCAACCCGTCGCTCGCCATCCCCGAAATCGACGCCAAGGACGCCGTGATGGCGGCCGTCGGCACGCAAAACGAGAACATCAGCAAGCTCGAGCGTCAGATCATGGAACGCGACGCCCGCGATAACGTGCGCGACCGGCGTGCCGCCATTCGCGAGAAGTACAAGCTCACCGAGGATGACGTCACCAACGTCGAAAAGATGCTGGTGGATGAGAAAGAGGTGAATCTGACGCACGACATGGCGGCGCGGCTGTACGTTGCGCAACGTCAGTCGGCGGTGCCGACCCCGGCGTCCTTCATGCCGCCCACCTATCAGATGCCCGAGAAGGACGTCTGGGGGAAAGGGATTGGCAACAAGTCAGCGCTCGATCGCATTGCGATGGACCAGGCCTATGAGGCGTGGGGCGAGATCGTCGGCGGCAAAGTGGCAGGACTCGGAGGCGCGCGCCTGAATTAGATTACGTCCCCAGTGTGTTTGACCGGCACGCCTGGGAACCTGTTGTAAGGAGTTGATGTTATGCCGGTTCTTGGTACAGGTATCGTCCCCGCAGGTGGCCTCAACAGCCTCGGCGGTGAACTGCAGTATGTGGTCCGGCGCGCTTTCGTCAAAAAGCTCGTCGTCCAACTCTACAACACCAGCCCGCTGGCTGCCGCGCTGATCGCGAATTCCCAGCCCGCTACCGGTGGCGTCTCTTCGGTCACGATCCCCGCGCAGGGTGCGCAGTTCGTGAACCTGCAGTGGGTCGGCTATGACGGCTCATTCAACCAGCCGGCGGTACAGCCCGCGGTTACCAACCTCGAATTCAACTTAAAAGGCGCGGTCATCCCCATTCCGTACCTCGGGTTCGAGGGTCTTATCCAAGACGCACACGAGATCATCCCGTTGCTCGCCGCGCGCATGAACGATGCCGGCAACGTGTATTGCGATGGCGTCGCGACGGCCTTGCTCAACAACGTCTCGAACTCGCAGCAGATCATTGGCTTGCCGGCGGCGGTGGATGATGGCACCTATGCGACGCAGTACGGCAATCAGTCGCGCACCACCAATCCGTGGTTGAAGGCGAAGCGCTACGCCGCGGGCACGGTGAACCCGACGCGCGCCATCGTCGCGCAATACATCACCGGCTCTTTCAAGTACGGCGGCGAGTTGCCGACCTTCGGCATCATGGGGCCGGCGACCTGGCAGACCCTGCAGAACGACTACCTGACGAATGAGTCCTATGTCATCACGCCCGAGAAGGGCTTCGATGACGAGCCGTGGGGCGCGCGCTCGGCGTTCCGCGCCTGCATGGTCGCGGGGATTCCGATCTACATGGATCCGTACGTGCCCGAGGGCACGATGTACCTCTTGAACACCGGGTACTTGGCGTTCTACATCCACGAGCGAGCCGCCTTCGCCTTCACTGGCTTCGAGTCGACGCTCTCGAATTTCCAGATCGGCTATATTGGCGCGGTCATCAGTCTGTTGGAACTGGTGCTGGCCAAGCCGAAGGTCTGCACGGTCGTCACCGGCTTTACTTATGTGAGTATCTGAGCCATGGCTTTCAATAAAATCTCCGGTCAATCCGCCATTCCGCCGATGCTGCCCATCGCCTTGGGTGCCGGCGAGACGATGCTCCTGCCGCCCGGTCAGGGCCTGATCGGCGGCTTTGGCGCGGCCAGCTATCCGCAGATCGGCACCAACAACCCGCTGTCGGGTCAGTACCTGCTGCAACTCGGGCAGTACAGCAACCTGCAGCAGTTCAATCAGGGCATGCAGTGCTGGGAGACGGTCAACGTCACGCCCTACGCGCAAGTGCCGGTGTCCTCGGACGGCTTCAACTATCGCGTGGTGAATTCCACCGGTTGCCCGGTCGGCGCGGTCATCACCAACGCCGGCACCGGCTACACCAACGGCTTCTACGGCTACAACCAGGCCGGCGTCGCGACCTCCGTGGTCGGCGGCATCATCACGGCGGCTCAGTCGTATCTCACCGTCACGCCCTCGGCCGGCGGTTCCTTGTGGAATGCCATCATTGGCGGTGCGATCTCGAGCACCATGGCGGTCTCGGGCACGGTCTACAATGGCAACTACGGGGTGAATAACACCTTCGGCGCCGCTACCGGCGGTGTGACTGCCTCCGGCGGAGCGAACTACACCAAGCCGCCGCTCGTTGTCTTCTCGCCACCCGCGAATCAGGGCCAACAGCCCTACATTCTCCCCACCGCAACTGCGGCACTCACGACGGGCGCGGTGTCCTCGATCACCGTGCTCGATCAAGGCGCGGGCCTGTTGGGGCTCCCCGGCATCGCTATCGTGCCGCAACCCGGCGATACCACCGGCGGCGGTGCAATCGTCGGCTGGGCGACGGCGCAAACCGGCAACATCGGCACCGGCACGGTGTTGGCGCTGTGGCCGGCGGCTTATGGCGCGGCGCAAACCGCCGTCGTCACGCTCACGTTCTCGGTGTCCTCGGGCGGCGGCGCGTCGTTGGCGGCCACCGTCATCATGAACTTCACCATCACCGGCTTCACCAACACCACGCCGGGCGTCGGCTACACCGCTGCCTACGCGGTGTGGTCGGGCGGCATCACGGTCGCGACGCCGGCCGCGAATACCGCGATTCGCTACACGCAGGTGATCTCGAATCCGATTTTCCCGCCCGCGCTCAGCGTCGCTGCGACCACGGGCATCGTCACCTTCCCCGCCGTCAACATGTTCCAGGGCGTGAACATTCAGGCGGTACCGACGCTCGCGCTCGGCACGCAGTTGGCGGCCGGCACGGTGACGACCGTGGCGGTACAGGCGCCGACCGTCGGCGGCATCTCGGATGTGGTGAAATTGGCCACCTTCTAAAACCGCGGCGGCCGATTCGAGGCCGCTACCTTGACCCGGAGTTGACCTATGGGTTCGATCTTTGTCATCAATACCAATGCGGAGCCGCACCAGGACCGCTACGACGGCGAGGAGTACGTATTCCCGCCGAAAGAGCCGATCTTGGTGCCAAAAGAAGCGGCCACGCACATGTTCGGCTGGAACATGAAGGATAAGACCGATACGCTGGTGCGCTTGGGTTGGGCGACGCGCTACGATCCGGTGCTCAAGAACTTCGTCGAAAACCCCGAAGGGGTCAAGCGCCTCGCCGGTTTTCTGTTCGATGAAGTCGCGACGGTGCAGAAGTCGTCCCTCGCGAAACACAAGCCGGCCTCGCTCGTGTGATGGATGACGACGCTCGGGCCATCGACTACGCCGGGAACCTACGAGTTTCAGGTC